TTATTTGGAAGTTATCAGGTAAATCTTGGGATGAAATAAATGCAGAATTTGAATCTACTACATGGGAACTAGATTTTTCTCTGTTTGATAGTATAGATTCCGAGAATACCCCTACTGAGCCTTATAAAGAACCTGAAATCCTTTTAGACCTCCCATCAAATCATTGGATATACAGGAGAGGATTTACTAAAGAAACCACTATGAAGTGGGGGTGCAAGGTAAATGAGTTTTCCGACTTTATGATTCCTGTAGAAGACCAAAAATCTGAAATGTTAGGGTGGGTTGCCCGTAGAAAACAAGCTATTCCAAAATATTTATTTTCAAAGGGTTTTGCTAAATCCCAAAGTTTATTTGGAATTAATCAATTATTTGATACTAAAGTTTTATACGTTGTTGAAGGAGCCTTAGATTGTATGTGGCTAAATCAATTTGGTTATTCAAGTGTTGCAGTCTTAGGTGCCCGTGTGTCAAAAACACAATTAGATTTAATAAGTTCTTTACATCCACAAGAGGTAGTATTAGCTTTGGATAATGATGATGCAGGTAAGAAAGGTACACATAAAGCTACACTTGACATGGAGGGTAGATTCCTTATATCATATTTAGTATTACCCAAAAATTATAAAGACGTTCAAGAAATTAGTAATGTTGATACTTTACATAAGGTAATGAAAAATAAAACAATTTTTTAATAGGAGACGTAAATGAGTGGAATAGCAAGAATTACCAAGGGGAGAGAAGAGTCTAGAAGACCTCTACCTGAGAGAGCCCCCGGCAGAGAGGTCTGGCTAAAAGATGGAGACCAACTCTTTCTAACCTCTGTTGCTACCGGAGCAGAAAATGATATATTTCTAGACGAAATATATTTATATACTTTTCGAGTGGGTAATAGATGGACTAATCTAATAAAAGATGAGAAGGTAGATACAAGTGGTGTACCTGAAGATACAAGAGCTTCACATAAATTTGCTTTTTGGGCATATATTCATGAGATTATACATACTGAAAAAAGAAGTGATGAGTGGATTGAAATTGAAGGTCCTGCAGGGAAAAAGGTTTATAAAGAAGAGGTTAATGATTTCAGAATTATTTCACTAGGATTTGGTAGAAGCGATTATGTCTGGAATCAACTAGTAGATGTTTATAGTGATTGGGGTGCTTTGAATAAAGGTGTTCTAAGAATAAAAAGAACAGGTCAGGGTGCTTATGATACCTCTTATTCTATTACTGCAACACCTAAGACAGATGAAATGCCTGCAGATAAAGAGAAAGAAACATCAGAATTACCTCTAATTAAAGATTATTACCTAGAACGATATGGTAATACAGACATCGTTGATATAGCTACCTCAACAGCTGATGACGATGATGAATTATTTTAATTGAGGCTGTGTCGGTTGTAACAAATCGCACTTTGGAAGACAGTCTCAAGCAGCTACAGGCGGTGTTAGAGGTAGTACCGACTCTTGTAGTTGATGTCGAAACAAATGGGTTAGATGCTTATAGAGCCAACCAAATATGTGGTATTGGTGTTGGTGAACCTAATGCTAATGGACTCACACAGTACTACCCATTTAGACATCATCTTGGAGAGAATCTTTCAAATGAAGCACTTCAAAGGCTTGTAGAACTTTTAAACCAATCCGTTCAATCTTATATAGGATATAACTTAAAGTTTGACCTACACTTTCTAGAAAAAGAAGGATTAGATATTCTTAACAAGGAACTTATAGATGTAATTGTCATGGTTCGTCTAATTGAACATTCTGAAATAAAAGAATTAGGTTTAACCCCAACAGGTAAACGGGCGTATGGTGAAGCTGCTGTTCAATATGATATAGACACCAAAAAATTTCTTAGGTCTAACAAATGGAATAAAGACTTTTCTATGGCTCCACCAGAATTTCTGGGTAAATATTGTATTCAAGATGTAATTCTAACGGCAAGAATTTATATTGATTATTTTAAAAAAATTACTAAAACAAATCAAATTAAAGTTTTTGAATTAGAAAAGAAATTAACCAAGGTTTTATATAAAATGGAGGGGTGGGGGATACTGATAGATAAAGCTTATGCTATAGAAGCTAAACAGTTGTTAGAGACAAGATTAGCTGATGTTAAACAGGAAATTCTATCTTTGTGTGACAAACAAGAGGACGAATTCAACATATCTAGTCCAAAGCAGATAGGCGAAGTCTTTAATGGGATGGGCATTGTGTCTCCTGTTAAGACCGGGAAAGGTAATGAGTCATGGAATGAAGCAGCATTAATCAATATCAATCATAGAATGGCTGGGTTGATTAGACAATATAGAACGCTAGGAAAATTAGTCTCAACTTATTTAGAGCCTTATTTAGAAATTGATATTATGCATACTTCGTTCTGTAACTGGGGAACCACCACAGGTAGACTATCAAGTAGAGACCCAAACCTACAAAATATTCCTAGAAACCATTTTAAATTGGGAGAAAGAGATTTAACTGACCAAGATAAAATAAATATTCAGGATAGTGTTTCGGCTATGGTGGCACAAAAAGGGATTACTATGAATACTGAATTGTCTGATGATGTTTTATCTACATGGTCTTTCATTGGGGATGAGTATTATGACAGTTCGGATAAAACCCAAGTGGCTATACGTCGATTATTTATTCCAAGACCTAACCATACTTTGGTAGGGTTTGACTATCAGCAAATGGAAGTTAGGGTATTTATGTCCTACTTTAGAAATGAAACAATAGAGGCAATTTTAAAAAAAGACGATGTAGATTTTCATAGTGAGGCTGCAAAATTAGCCTTCAATGTGGATGAAGCCTCCCCAAGATTTAAAGAATTTAGACAGTATGCCAAAGCTATTACCTTTGGGACTATTTATGGTATTGGGAATAAAAAATTGGCTCAACAACTCGGAACAACCCCCCAAGAAGCAGGTAAATTTAAGAAGCAATACTTTGAAGGTATGAAAGGCTCTAAGGATTTTTTTGATAAAGTTGTACAAAAAGTAGAATTACAAGGAATGGTTAAAAATAGGTATGGTAGACAGTATAAAATAAACCCCCAATTTGCGTATAAGGGAGTAAATTATCTCGTACAAGGAACGAGTGCTGATATTTTGAGTGAGAGAATGTTAGTTATAGACGATTATTTGTCGGATAAGAAAAGCAAGCTGTTATTACAAGTGCATGATGAACTAATATGTGAAGTACATGACTCAGAGTTTAATACTATTCCATATAAAATACAAAGTTTATTAGAAGAAAACAGTTTAAATGTTCCTTTAAAGGTGGATATGGAAGTGTGTTCTCCGTCGTGGGCGACTAAAAAAGCTTTTAAACCTGTAACCTTTGAAGATTTAATAGACTGGGATTGATAATGAGTGTGAAATAAGTTAGAATATATATATGTAGAGATGTCATAAAGGCTCTTATACATGGTTTTTATGACCTCTCTGCTCTTGATAAGGAAAACTAATGGGAAACTACAACGAAGACAAAATAATAAAAGAAATCACTGAGTATGTGGAACACACATATGCTGAACATTATAGCGAGGGTGATAGACAAACATTAGACTTCATAGATGCCTGTGGTGACGCTACAGCATTCTGCAGGAGCAACATTCTCAAGTACGCTTCCCGATATGATAGAAAAGGAACACCACGAAAAGATATACTAAAAATAATACACTATGCAATGTTGTTATTGCATTTTAGTGATAAGGAGAATAAGAATGAGTAGCGTTGAAAGACCAAATGAATATCAGATGACCTTTGGGGACCTTTATTACAATAGTGAACATGAGATGCTTTTAGGAGAAAAAGTAATTAAAGATTTTATACGAGGGTTTCAACATGCAATAGTAGTAAAAGAAAAACACTTAGATTCAAATGAATGGGACGACTTAAAGGACCCCCTTTCAATAGAATGGATGGAAATAGGACAAAAGGAGCATGACAAAGGGACTTTTAATTGTGGTCCGTATCTACAGGGTTATTCATTTGGAGAGGTTATACTAGATAACAAAATATCAAAAGCTGATTATGATGATTATATTGCCCAATATGAAAGCTATAAAGAAAGTTTTTGGGATAATAGACCTGACATTGATAAATTATTAGGCGATAAGGAGAATAACCAATGAAAAGAATACCTTTTACAAAGGAAATGATAGCAAGGGCTAGGGCCAGAGCTAAAGAGATGGGCTCCATAAAAAACTCTATAACAAAAGGTGGAGGAAATGTTGCAGGCTTTTTAGGAGAAGAAGCTTTTTGTGCTTATACTGGAGCTTCTGCCATAGGAAGTAAAGACCATGATGTAGTCTTAAATAACGAAAGAATTGAAGTGAAAACTAAAAGAAGGACGGTGGCTCCCGAACCAAATTATGATGTTTCAGTAGCAAACACTAGTACCCACCAGAATCCCGACAAATATGCCTTTATAAGTTTAGAGTTTGGTGAGACTATAACAAAACGAAATGGTCAGAAGGCTTATAAAGACCTAAAAAATGTGTGGTATGTGGGAAGTAAAGACGCAGAAGAGTATTTTAAAGAGGCTGCTAAATGGGATAAAGGAGATGTAGATAAATCTAATGATTTTACTACATTACAAGATATGTATAATTTACCTATTTCAGAGTTAGAGGAGCTAGATACCCCTAAACCTGAAGTAGATGAGTCTAAAGTGCATAACTTTGAGGACTCAAATGTTATTGGGAAAAAGGGGGAGGAATTGGTTATGCCTCTCCTTCAAAATAAATACCCAGATAAAGCTATAAAGGATGTTAGAGCTGTAGACGAATATCGAGAGAAAGATATTGATTTTCTTCTTATGAAATCAGATAATACTGTGTACAAAAGCATCGAATTGAAAACAGATAGTTATGCTGATTGGGATACAGTAAACTATTATGAAGCTAATGAAACGGTGGATAAAGCCACAGGTAACATAGGTGTAAAAAGAAGTAAAAACCTTTTGGTTGAAACTATCAGCAATGTTTTAAATAGAACACCGGGATGTTTAGTAAAAACTGAGGCAGACCAAATTTATTACTATTATATCAACCAAGACAAAATTTACGTTTTAGACCGTGAACCTTTTCAAAAGTGGTTCAAACAAGAGCTTCCTAAACACAAAGCAAGAACTCCGGCAACCCTTAATAAGGACAAGTCTTGGGCAACTGAATTAACAACTGAAAAAGGTTCAAAGGTAACAAGAAAATTTAAAAATAGTGATAACACTTGGTGGCGAAAATATGTACCAAACAAAGAGAAAAATTATAAAAAATTAACAGTAGGTTATGCTGTTCCAAAAAAAGATATAGAAGGACAACCCTTTTTATTAGAAACAATTAAATTAGAGGAGAAAAAAGATGCCAAAAGTTAGTGCACATTTAGGGTTTACGTTTAGAGTAGGTCCATTAGAACAAAACCAATATGGTCGAGTAGACTTATCTGTAGACCAGATAGATACAGATTTACCTCTAGAACCACAGCTAGAAGAATCAAAAAAAGTGGCTGATGTTATATGGGAATTTATCAAAGGAAAGGTAGACACTCAAATCGAGGATATGTTAGATGACTCTAAGTAATCCTTCTGAACCTGCCCGTATATCTGTTTTAGAAGCTGTCTTAGCTGAAAGAGAGAGGCAGGATAACATATGGGGAGCTCAGAACCACGATGATGCGTGGTGGAATATTATTACTGTCGAAAGAAATGGTGATATTGCTAAAGAAATATATGGACAAAATGAGACCAAATTATTTATAGAGATAGTTCAGACTTGTGCTACTTACTTAGCGTGGGCTGAAGCAGTGCGTAGGAGGAATAAGAATGGATAAAACAGCAGAAGATGCTATAGAAAAACTATTAAAAAATAAGACTTTGAATTTTCAAAAGGGGGATAGTGATACATTTGTCAATAACAGAATTCCTTTTAACATTCCTTCGTTAGATAAACTTACTGGTGGTGGAATACCTTTCAAGAAAATGACTCTTATATACGGACCAACCAATGTGGGTAAATCTTATTTAGCTTCACAGATAGTGGTAAACGCCCAAAAGATGGGTGGTTCTGCCGTATGGGTAGATACAGAGCTATCTTATGATAAAGATTGGATGACTACTTGTGGGATAGATGACCAGAAGATATTGGTCTCTCAACCTACTACTGGAGAAGAAGCCATGGCCCACATACGAGAAGCAATGGCTACGGGTATAGAGGTCATAGTCTTAGACAGTATTGCAGGATTAATTCCAGCTGCTATTTCAGATGAAGTTGCTAAGGGGGACTTTGCTTATAGTCCTATGGCATGGCAGGCTAGATTTGTGAATAGCTCGTTTCCCAAACTTTTCCCATACCTACAACACGGTTCTGCTTTTGTGGCTATAAACCAAGTAAGAGCTAGTATGGGACCAGTAGCATTAGATAATATGCCTGCAGGTCAAGGACAAGTTTTCTTCTCTCATTCTATCCTCCAAGTACAAAGAAAGGGCTGGATAACTGAGGGAGATAAAAAGGTGGGTTTTGACATGAATGTTAGGTTACGTAAATCTAAGACTGGGGGAGAGAACTGGGATTCCGCCATCGTACCATTTAGAGTGGAGGGTGGCATTGATGTTCTTGAAAGTTATATACGTGACGCAATCAATCAGAAGATTATAACTCAAGCTGGGCCTTGGTATACCTATGGGGATATCAAAGCAATGGGATTGGGTGGTATAAAGGCCAAGTTTATAGAAGACAAAAAATTGTTTGGTAAATTAAAAGATGAACTTACCCCCTAGAGATTATACTGACCAAGAAAATCTAATAGCTAAATGCTTAGATGAATTTGGTTTGAGGTATGAACAACAGGCGTACTATCACCCATATATATTAGATTTCTATATTCCAGAAATAAAGATGGTAGTTGAGGCTGATGGTGTCTACGGACATTTATCAAAAAGAGATAGGAAAAGAGATAAGGATTTATTATCAATTGATGAAATTGAGTATATTGTACACATAAAAGAAAAAACATTAGGAAAAATAAAGGATACACTATGGCTGGAATTAACCAAATTAAACCCGTAAAGAGACATTCAAAGTCTCGTGAAGCAACTAAAAAAAGCCCTGCAGACCTGTGGCTGGAAGATATGATTGATGTTTCCTTAACAGGAACTATGGAGGCCCCGAAAGCAGGTGTATTTTATCCATCCTCTTTAGGTAACCCCTGTGATAAATTTTTATGGTTATGTTATAACGGTTTAATGATAGACCAACCATTACCACCGAATCTCGAAAGAATTTTTCAAAATGGGAATTCTCTAGAAGACAGGGTAGAAAAATGGTTTAGTAATTTAAATATTTTACTTGACCGAGAAGTGTCGGTTAAACAAGAGATACCCCCTCTATCAGGAAGGATTGACTTTCTAATAAAGCACGCTACTTATAATGAGATGCCAGTGGAACTAAAATCTATAAATACTAATGGGTTTGTTAAATTAAAAAATCCTAAGCCGGAACACGCTATTCAAATACAGCTTTATTTAAACATGGGACACTATGATATAGGCACTGTTTTATATGAAAACAAGAATGACCAGAAGA